GGAGGAGTGTGCTGCTTTTCCTAACGGGGATCACGATGATATGGTAGACTCGACCACAATGGCTTTAATGCGCTTTCGGCAAGGCAACTTTATTGCGTTGTTATCGGATGAAGACGACCCTGAGCAGGTAGAAGATGTTGTGCCGGAGTACTATTGATGGTTACAATCGGCTATAAATAGGACCCTTAGGGAAAACACATGAATTCCATCGCCCGACAGCGCTTTGCGCAAATGATGCAGCAAGAAACCGACCAGCCTATGCGGCCTCAAGCCCCACAGGGACAGGCGAGTCGTATGATGAGCGCGGTGCGCATGGCCGAGGGCGGTGCGGTAGGTGGCTTGCCAACTTTAGAGCAGATGTCTCAGCCCGGCTATCAGTATCAAATGCCGGACCTATCGACAACTACGCCTCCTACTCTGTTCAACCCTTATGTGCCTATGTTTAATTTAGAGGCACCGGCGTTTGGTGGGATGGACCAGAGCACGTATGACTGGACGGCGCCTATTGTGCAGGGCGGACAGCTGTACCAGCCTCCACGAGGCGCCCCCGCGAAGGTGGGCTTTACGTCTAACTATGTGCCGCTGGACGCTACAACACTGCCTGGTGGTACGGGCGTGCCCAACAATCCTTATGTAGATCCAACTGTAGTTCCAGGTATGATTCCACAAGTAGTCACGACGCAACAACGTGCACCAGCACCAGCACCAGCACCAGCACCAGCACCAGCACCAGCACCAGCACCAGCACCAGCACCAGCTCCGGCTCCGGCTCCGGCTCCGGCTCCGGCAGAACCGCAACTTACTCCACAAGCAGAAGCGGAACGCGTCAGACTACAAGCCGATCAGGCCGCCAATAATTTTTTCCGTAATCGTTACGAGATTGTTAATTCTGTGCCGAACACACTGCGTCTAGGCGCTAGTTCTGACCCGTTGTATGAATCCATTCTTCAAAAAGCTTCGGCAGCTCATCAAGACAAGTTTGGTGTGGGGTACTTTACGAGATGGACAAGTGACGCAGAACGTGCTGGAGAATTGTCACGAGTTCAGCACAATTACATAAGAGCTAAGGCCAGTGAAAAAGGGCTGTCAGAGACGGAAGCAGAAGAAATTATTCGGGATTTTTCACGCCAGCAAGCACAAAAACAAACAGAAGACGAAGCTCGTCAAATTCAAATTCAAGATCAAATAGATCGTGCGACGGGTCGGGGCAGCTACGCATACCCCGATTATGGCAATTAAAGCCGCGTGAACCCTTTACCAAGGCAAGAATATGTCGATTGACAAGGCACTGAACTCCTTACCTGAAGTCTCCATTGAGATAGAACAGGAAGACATGTTTGATATGCCGGACATTGAAATCATCTTGGAAGAGGATGGTGGTGCGGTTATTGAGATTGGGGAAGACGAGCCGGATGTGCCGTTTTACGCCAACTTGGCCGAGGTCCTTGATCCGTCAGACTTGAACAATATTGGCGACAACCTCTTGCAACTGTTTGATGCAGACAAGGCGTCGCGCGCCGACTGGGAGCAGACTTACGCCAAGGGCTTGGATCTGTTGGGCTTAAAGATTGACGAGCGCACCAAGCCGTTCCGTGGTGCGGCAGGCGTGGTACATCCCATGCTGACCGAGGCAATTGTGCAGTTCCAATCCCAAGCCATGAAGGAACTGATGCCCTCTGGTGGCCCCGTCAGAACGCAAGTGGTGGGCAAGGAAACCTTGGACAAGTCGCAACAAGCCGCACGTGTTCAAGACTTTATGAATTACCAGATTACCAACGTCATGCAAGAGTACACGCCGGAGATGGATCAGGCGTTGTTTTATCTCGGCTACGGTGGCTCGGTTTTCAAGAAGATTTACTTTGACAGCCAACTAGACCGTATGGTCAGCAAGCTCTGCTTGGCTGACGACGTGTACATCCCGTACCACGGCTCAAGCGTCATGAGCCAATGCCCACGGATCACGCACCGCTTACCAATGGATTCCAACGAGTACCTGAAAAGGGTATTTGCGGGAGAGTATTTGGACTTGAACATACAGGCTCAAGACGGATCACGGCCCTCGGATCAGATTCAAGACGCAGTAGACCGCGCCATTGGTATGTCCATGTCAGGCGAGTCAGAGGAAATCTTCCTGCTCGAGTTTATTGTTGACTTGGATCTGCCTGGCTTTGAGGACTTGGACGATAGCGGTGAGCCAACAGGCATTAAGTTGCCTTATGTGGTCACGCTTGATGAGTCCTCAGGCAGGGTCGTGGGTGTTCGTCGCAATTGGAAAGAGGAAGACGAGCTTAAGCTACGCCGCGAGTACTTTGTGCACTATGTGTTGATCGAAGGCTTGGGTGCTTATGGCTTAGGTTTTGTACACCTGATTGGTGGCTTGTCCAAGACAGCAACCGCCGCATTGCGCCAATTGCTTGATGCAGGTACCCTGTCGAACCTGCCGGCAGGTTTCAAAGCCAAAGGCGCGCGGATCGCGGACGACGACAAGCCTATCCAGCCTGGTGAGTGGCGAGACATTGATGCAGGCGGCGCGGAGCTTTCTGCCTCACTCATGCCAATGCCTTACAAGGAACCGAGCCAAGTCCTGTTCCAGTTAATGGGCTTCACGGTCCAAGCGGGTAACCGTTTGGCAAGCATCGCGGACATGCAAGTAGGGGACGGCAATCAGCAGGCCGCTGTAGGCACAACCATTGCTTTGCTGGAACGCGGCTCAATGGTGATGTCTGCCATACACAAGCGTCTGCACTACTCACAGTCATTAGAATTCAAGATGCTTGCCCAAGGCTTTGGTGAGTACCTGCCTGACGAGTATCCGTATGATGTACCAGGCGCGAGTCGCTCGATTAAGCGTCAAGACTTCAACAACATGGTGGCAGTGCTACCGGTTGCTGACCCCAACATATTCTCGACCGCCCAGCGTTTGATGCTGGCACAGACACAGCTGCAGTTGGCGCAATCCGCGCCTCAGATGCACAACATGTACGAAGCGTATTACCGCGTGTATGCAGCGCTAAACGTTCGAGACATTGACGGCATCTTGCGTCCGCAGAACTCACAAATGCCCAAGGACCCCGCAACAGAGAACGGGGACGTTATGGACGGCATGGAGCTCAAAGCGTTTGCGGGACAGCAACACGATGCGCACATCGCAGCACACCTGATGGCAGGACTTAGCCCGTTGATTGGCAACAATCCGTTGGCCGCCACCACGTTGCAAAAGCACATCCTAGAGCACGTCCGCCTGAAAGCAGAAGAGGACGTCTCAGTGGAACTGTTTAAGCAATACGGTGTGGATCCAAAGGGCATGATCTCTGACATCCAACGTGAAGGCATGATTGCCTTGTTGATTTCGCAGTATCTGCAACAGGTCCGCGACATGCAGAACCAGTTAGCTGGTGGCGGTGGTGGGCAAGCAGATCCAGTGGTTGCCTTGAAGGAAAAGGAACTTGAGCTCCGTGCGCAAGAGCAACAAACAGACGCACAAGTGGATCAAGCTAAGCTACAGTTGGATTCACAGAAGCTGCAACAGGATCAGCAAAACGCACAAGCGCGGATTGACTCCCAAGAGAACATCGCTCAGTTGCGGGCACAGGTCGGTCGTGAGCGAGTTAAAGTGCTCAAAGACAATATGCAAGGAAACAATAATGCGCAATAGAAAACCCAGTCCAGTAAAAAATACCACCGAGAGCATTAAGCAAAAGGTGGTGGCTCCACGTAAGTCAACCAAAACAAACTCTGGTGTTGTGCGCACGGTTAAAAAACGTGATGGCAATACCCCTGTTAAAATTTACTAAGGAACTAACGTGGCAACAAGCAAGATGGTAAAGAAGGAAAGCGAGATAACCTCCAGTGAGCGCGCACAGTTAACCGCGCAACGGGTTCGTGATCGCGAGAAAAAGAAGGAGCAGGAAAAGCCTACGCTTGTTGATCGACTGCGTGGTATGGTGTCACCAAGAAAGACTTCTGGTGACAAAAAGAATGTCCGTGATTCGTTGTCCAAAGAGGACATGATGGCGGATATTGAAGAAGAAAAGCAAATGAAAAAAGCTGAAGCCGCAGCCAAAGATCTGTCGGTTACAGGCTTTAAAAAAGGTGGCATGGTCACGGCCCGTGGTCAAGGTCGCGTGCGCACCAAAAAAGCAACCCGTATTTGCTAGAAGTTTATTAAGCCTTCAGACGGGGTTATCCGTCTGCTTTTACATGGAAACTAACCATGCTTGAATTTGCAGAGGCAGTGCTCAAGGAGATTCGACGCCTACAGGCCGACTCCGAAAACATCGTGCTCAACGGTACTATCGCCAATATGGAGCGATACCGGTTCATGATGGGACGTCTCGAAGGCTTAA